ATACTTTCGTATTTCTCGATAAATTTAAAGCCATTTTGCTTTCTCCGTTTTATAATGGAAAGGGTGCGGCTACATATTTATGTGCCTTACCTGTTTCCTAATATCGTACTCTGACTGTCATTTCTCCAATTCCTAAAGGAGCGATAACTCCTTCATCAGTACTTATACTTCCTATTGTTAAAGAAGTTGTACTTAGACTTGGGTCGACTGTGTCGTCATACAGTAAACTATCATTATCATCTATGATACTTTCAATATCTTCTAGTAATAATGCTAGTGTTTCTTGAGTATCATTTTCATCACTAATGTATACTCTTATTGTTAAATCTAGCAATCTCCATTTAAATGCTCCAGGTTGATATTCTCTGAATTCATCCCCTGCTACTACGCAAAGTTTTGGATATTGTTCTATTTCATCTAAAAATTTTAAGTGTCCGTCTACATTCTCAAACACATTTGAATTAAAGGGATGAATTCCATTAATTCCTTTTAACTTTTTTACGAGAGCATCGACTACTTTTTTTCTTTTCGTTCTGCTTGCCATTATACTCTCCTAAGTGTAAATTTTGTCTCTAATCTTGCCGCCGCTAATTGCCTTATGCTTTTCTCTATAAGAGGTCTTGGGTCATAATTAGGAGTAAATTCTTTTCCTCCTTCAAACACTCTGTATAATGGGTTATAAGTGTAATCAAAATGAGTCATGTTCCCTGTTGAAGCTGCATTTGTCAGAGTTACTGATTCTGCAAATCTTCCAGATTGATTTATAAGCCCAGGTCTACCCATGTTTCCTGCTACTTGTTTTGCTAATTTAGCATTAACAAAGGCTCTAGTTTTGAAGGCTTCTTCAGTTGCTCTTTGTTGTTTTAAATCTCCTTGTCCTAATCCTTGTTCTGCACCTTGTTTTGCCCTTACTCCTTTTGGAGGAGACATAGGTATTGCTGTAAATTTTTTAAGAGTTGTTTTATAGGTTTTTCTCTTTGGTTTAGTTTCTTGTAACTTTGTGTTTAAAGGAGCATTTTTATATTTTGTTATATTTTTTGCTAAACCTCTTTTATAAAGATCGACTAAACTTTTATGGTATACTAATCCTGCTCCTATTTGGTCTATGAAAGGAGTGGACATTGCTTGTGCTGTCCATCCTTTAGCTGTATAATACTTATACCTTTTATCTAAATAAGCTCTGACTTCTGACAATAATTCTTTTGCCATTGCCCCAGCTTGTCCTGCTCCTTCATCATACCCTTTCATTTGGTTTTGAATCTGGTTTTTAAATTGAGTTTCTATATTGGTTTTTACATAAAACTTTTGATTTGGATTTGGAATAAGTTTTCCATTCTCCCATACTGCAGCCTCTCGTGCCATAGTAAAATCTAAGTCTAATTTTCCAAACTTACTTTGAACTCTGGATTTAATTGCTGATATATCTTTTGATATCAGTTCGTTGTCACTTATAGCGTTGACTCCGTCTGCTAAAAAAGCAGCACTCATTTTAGCAACAGGTTCTGCGTGTCCTACATTGAACACTCCTCCCATTGTAAACCCTGCTCCTTTAGGTTTGCTACCTTCTTTTAGATTTCTATTTTTTATTGCCTCTATGTTTCTATTTAAAGTTTCCCATAGTTTTTTTCCGCTTTTTCCTGAAGAAAATACTTTTTTAGAAATGTCTCCTTTTAAGTCATTAACGTCTGTATATACATCTTTTTCATACTTATCAGCAGTAACATTATAAGTTAATTTAACATGACCTGGCTTAACTATTCTTTCAATCTCATATTTATTGCTGGATTTAAGTGTAGCTTTTGCAAATTCAGTTAAAATCTCGTCTGCAGTATCTTCTATTAGCTTTGTTATACTTGAGGCATTTTTTGCGTCCGCTTTAAAAACATCTTCATACTGTTTTACGCTTTTTACTGTTTTACCGTCACTAGCTTGCCATGCTCCTACTTGATCGACTATATCAGTCTTTTTTATATCAAATACCATGCCAAAAGTATTTAAAAATGCTCGAACTGGATCATCACTACCACTTGATTTTCCTTTTCTGTCCCCAGGTGGTGTAGGATTTAATTGCTCAGGTTTAAATATCTGTGCAAATATTTGTTCTAGTTCTTGTTCTAGATTTTTTATTGCCATTACTTATGAACTTTATAGAAATCTAGTATCCTTTTAATATGGTCTGGAAATCCTATGTTTTCTCTTAAACTTGTAGATACATTATTCTGTATTGAAGCTCCTGCTATTGCTAATCTTTCTTTTCTTTCGTCTTTCAAATAATATTTTACTAAATCAAAACATGCCAGTTTTAAATCTTCGGGTGTCGAAGCATAACCTGACCTATATGTAACTTTTACTGCGGCTCTTCCTTTTGGAAAAGCTTTATCTGCTGTTGCAGTTGTTCTAAAAATAGTATCTCTATCAGTGTCTACTACGTATTCGTACTTACCACTAGAATCTGAGTTACCAGTTATTAGAGTTGTATATGAGTCATCTTGTCCTGTTCTTTCTGCTACCAGAGAGACGCTGACAAGTGGGCTTTCATCCACTAAAATAGCATTTGTATAATCATCTTGAATATCAAAATACTCTGTTTTATCTGTTGAATAATAATCAACAAATGACGTGCCGCAGTAAGTTTTTACTGCTTGACTTATGGCTGGCACTATAACATTTATTTTCGCATCTTCATTCACACCTGTAATTCCTGTGAAGTCCTTGTACTGTTGTAATGTTACTAAATTTGCCATAATTAAAAGTGTGGGGCGTTTAAGGCCGCCCCACGAATCCTGTCTAAGCTTAAATTAAGAAGCTTTGTACATGTGTCCCCATTTAGAAGTAACGCCATCGATTAGATCGGTGAAGCCAATTCTTTGTGAAGCAACTAGTACTCTGCGTTGTGCAGCAACTTCGTAGTCAGACTCGACGGTTACGCCTCTGAGTCTTGGTAATACGTAGTTTCTAGGGTTAACTGCGATAGCAGCGAATTTAGATACTGCTGGAGTAGCGAACTCGTCACATAATAGTACTCTTGAACCGAATACTTGACCAATTTCACCACTTAGTTTAGTAGCCATATCGCCTACTAAATTAGCATCTTGGAATTCTGCATCTTCTAGTAGTTCGAAATATGTTCGTTGTGAAACGATATAAACTACGTCAGATGGGTTAACACCATATTTGCCCATGTTTTTTCTCATTGAAAGAAGTTCTGCAGCTGTAACAGTGTCAGTTGCGAAAGCAGTAGCTGACTGTGTAAAATCACTGTCATTACGTGCTAAATGAAGGAGTCCTTCAAAAGCCGCACCGCCTGTTCCGTATGCACCGTCAGCATCATCACCAGCTAGGATAGCATTTTCAATACCTCTAGCATGTGATCTTACCATTGATTCTCTGATGAGAGGTAAGATTGGCATAATAGCATCTTCTTCAGTTTCATTACCTAAGTAAGACTGAGAAATAAGTTTTTTAGTTGAAAGAGTTCTTTCAGCCATAACTATACCAGCTCCGTTTGCAGGATCATAAGCATCGCCTCGTGGGTCTAAGTTACCATGAGGTGCAGAACCTGAAGCAGCTTGGTTACCTGTAAATTCAGCATAACCTGCATCTGGCAAGATTGGGATAATCATATTAGCAGAAGTCATTGGAATTTCTCTAAATAGAGGGGCCAAGACTAATTCATTTTGAATATCTCTTTCGATATTTGTTGAAACAACTTGTTCGAAATCAGCAGATGAAACGTCAACACCTGACATTTGGTTAACTTTTTCCATTAAAGATTTCGCCATTGGAGTTTCCCATCCTCTACCAGTAGCTAGACCTGCAAATTTAGCATCTGCAATGTCTTGCTCGAAGGATTTTTTCCAATCGGAGTTGTTACCTTGTCTGTCAGAGAAATGTCTTTTTGACTCACGAATATTCATGATTTCTTCAGACTTCTCTGCTAGTTGAGCTTCTAGTGATTTGACAACAGTCTCTAAATTAGAGTGGTTCTCATTCACACGTTTCTCAACGTCAGACATTAATTTTTCAGCACCTGTTAATCCAGCTTGGATTACAGTTTTTTGCTCTTCCTGTTTTGCTTCCTCGGAGGCTTTTTGAACTTCAGCTTCTTCAGTAGCTTTTTCAGCTAATTCTTCTGCAGCCTTCTGTTCAGCAGCTTTAAGTTCGGCTTGTTTCATTGCATACTGTGCAACTGCTTTTTCAGCAGCTTCAGTAGCAAATGAGTTAAGATCGAACTCTGGGTTGCTCTCAGGAGATTGTTTTTCTTTTGACATATTTGTCTCCGTTGTGGCTTTCGCCGTACTTGGCTGCTCAATTTCAACAGCATCTGCTGAATCGTTTAAGTTAGCCGTATAAAAAGTATGCTTATACTTGTTGTATTGTTCCATAGAATCAAATGATTTGCTTAATCCAAAAGTTGCCCCTTGGTTGCAAGGTATTGATACTACAGAAACTTCAAAAAGCTCTGCGTCCTTTATTTTATATCCGTCAGTTTCAGTCATATAATCAGCGTCCTTGACTTTGAAACCAACAGAAAAAGCTCCAAGGACACCGTCTTTAATTAATTGTGTTACATCTCCAGCAGCTTTAGAAATCTTTGCAGATATCTCTAAGCCGTTTTCTGTAACTTTTAAATCTTTTGCTCGACCAATCGGTTTATCATAATTATGATTGAACAGAATAATTGGATTACCTTTATAGTTTTCCAATCCACCCTTTGTCCAAGCATCTGATTCGATTATGTCGCCTGCTCTATCAAGAGCATTGGTACTAGCAGATCCTTTAATATCTACACCACCATCTTCGTTTTCGCCTAGTGATTTGAAAGTGCTAGTCCAGTGAAAAATCTTTTCCATTGTTATTTCTCCGCTTTTTTCTTAGCCTTTGGGGCTGGAGCAGGAGTAGGTGTTGGAGCTTCTACAGCAACAACTACTGGATGTCTTTTCTTCATAGCTGATAATACTCTGTTCCAAGATCCAAATGCTCTTCTAAGCATATAATCTTTAACAGGTGCTTTCACGCCATGACTTTTATAGGTTTGTAAATCCATTGTTTCGACTCCTTCTTTACCGAAAAAGTCAGATAATGCTTTAGCCATCATATCTTTTGTCATAATTTAGTTTTCCTCTATTGGTGACGACTCTGGTGGTCGACCTCCCTCTTCAGGATTAACGGCAGAGCCTGCAATATTTTGCGGTACTCTTGGATCGTCAAATCCGTCTACAGGTTCTTTGCCTATTGCTTCTCTTGCTTCATTTGGACTTATAATTCCAGTATTAACAAGTGTTGCATAATAAGCTGCTTGGTCTCTCAGTTCTGGTTGTAAAGCAGGTATTCCTGTTACATCCTCAGATAGTGAGAATCCAAAGTATCGTTCTAGTGCATATCCCATCTTTCTTACGATTGGTAAGACAGTTTCGAGATAGTACAATCTGTGATTGGGTCTAATGTTTGCGTTGTTACCACCGTCTAATAAGATTGGTGGAATTCCCATAGCTTCTAATATAATTTTTTCATTAGCAGTAATGGAACTTTGAAAGTCTAGTTCTTTAAAGTTAATATTTGTTAGGGTAGATACTTCTAATCCGCCATCTAAAATAAGTGG